TTGTAAATGATAAAATAGTCAAAGAGTGGCAGATTCCAACGCTTTTCATTTCTCTTGAATTATCAGCTTGGTATATGCATAGAAGGCATATGCAAATAGTAGCTGGTTGTAGAAAAGAGGATGTGAATGCAAGATATGAAGGTATCTTTAAAGAGCATAAAGATGAATTGAGTCATGTTTCCATACAGACTATATCCCCGACAATAGAGCAAATTAAAGACAAGATACGCGAATTAAATCCTGCTATGGTAATCGTGGATTATATTGATTTAGTTGAAACTCCTCCTCATGTAAAAGGAGAGTATGAACAAATCAAGCATATATCTCACAGTTTATCTAATATGGCAGTAAATTTCGATGTAATAATAATACAAATTTCTCAAGTTAGTCGTGATTATAGTAGGAACGAAGTGCTTGACCTGTATGCTGGAAAAGGGTCAGGTGCAATCGAAAATGCCAGTAGAAAAGTATTAGGACTCAATGGTCAGGCTGATAGTTGTGTTAAGAATATTAGCATGTATAAAAATACAGATGGCGAACTTTTTGATACTCAGGTTGAATGGCGTCCTAGTTTTAGACTTAGGAGAGTATATGAATGACAAAGGTTTTATCTTTGACTTAGTTAAACTAGAGAATGGGTGGGTAATAACACTATTTTCATTATTTAAATTTGGATACTTGTCTGGAAATGAAGATTTTAGACATTTTAAATGTTTTCAAATTGGATTATGGAAATTAGAATTTACTTTTTCATTAGCCTGGAAAACAGAAGGAAGCTTATCTATTGATAATATAGAAGGGCTTTCTTAGGAGGATTTCTATGGCAAAAAGAAGATACGTAAAGAGAAAAAAGAATCATAGAACTCTATTTTGGGAAGAAAAATTCTTACCTGAATTGAAAAAACACCACGGAACACATTCTCAAGGTGTCTTTCATAGGTTAATGAAGAAAAGTTCTACTTTACGCTCCACCCTTAAAAGAAGGAGTAAGGAATATGAAGTCGAATTTAATATATCTCTTCAGGAGATTAGAGATTTATTTCTTAGAGATTATGGCTCACCCTGTAAGTACTGCTCTTGTGTACTTACTGTTGCTAACATGGTCTGTGACCATGTGGTACCTCTTTCTTGTGGTGGTCCGTCGACTCTTTTAAACGTAGAAATGATTTGTAGGCGTTGCAATACAAGAAAAGGGCCATTAACTTCTGATGAATATACTGAAGTAGTTAATTGGTTACAATTACAACCAGAGCAAGTAAGCTCATACATATTTCGGAAATTATCCGGGAAGGAGATGTTTTAAATGGCAAGAACAACAGCTATGCCGCGTTATACAACAAAGCATATCAATGCTTTAATAAAAGGCGCTGCCAAAACAGATACTAGAATCACTGAAAATATCAAGATAGAAAAGAATATTCCAATTCCAGATATCTCGACCAGAAAAGCTTTTAAATATCCTTTATTAGCGATGGAAACTGGTGATTCTTTTACTGTACATCCTGATAGGTCACGCTCTGTAAGAGGAGCTATTCATAGGGCACAAGTTAAAACAAGAAATAAGTTTAGATTTGCAACTAGAATCGTGATGGAGGGGAAAAAAGAGCTATTACGCATTTGGCGTGTTAGCTAACAGATAAGCAAATGAGCAGGTACGTTCCTAAATGCATAGCGCATCCTCATTGGTCAGAGATGAACGAGTTGTCCGCACAACTACCTGCTCATAAAATTGGGAATCCAAAGGCAAAGTGATTCTCGTCGGATAAGAAGGGGGAGAGGTTATTCCTCTCCCTTGACTTATAAAAAGAAAGAGAGGCAAGATGAAAAATAAAAGAAAAGTGGTCATAAGTGACAATGTCCAAGAACCCTATAATACTGGCTATAAAATAGCTGCTAATGGTAAATGGGAATATGAACAATATTGGAGAATGTCTCACTTAGAAATGAGAAGAGCGAATCCTTCAAGAAAAAAAAGAGGGCATCTTGACGCTTTAAGAGCTACGGTAGCTCATTAATGGCAAGGAATACAACTCCTGTATACAGCGAATGTTGTAATGCCTTTCCTGCATTCCAAGAACCTACTATATGTCATAAATGTGGTCAAGAAAGTAAATTCTATGACCTTAGTGATACTATCACTAGACCTGAAGGTATGTCAACTGAAGAATACATTGAATATGCACGAAAAGAAAAAGGCGGCTTATTTAATGAAGATAGTAAGTTTGATGTAGATTTAAAATATGGTCAAATTAGAGAGCAATTATTTGCTGATATTATGGAAGGTAAGGAATTAGTAGAGGTAAAAACAGAACGCGGTAAATGGAAATCTACTGGCAATATAGCTATTGAATGGATGTCCAGAGGTAAACTCTCTGGAATTGCGGCAACAAAAGCTGATTGGTGGGCACATTTCCTTGCAGATGATGAGAAAACTGAAGCAGTAATAATAATGGCTGTTCCTGAATTAAAACGTAGGATTAAAGCTTTAAAGAAACTTGGCATCGCAGAAGATGCTAGGGGTGGAGATGATGATACTAGTCGACTTGTCCTCCTCCCTTTAAACCAGTTATTTGGAGACGTATGACAAAAGCAGAAAAAGACAAACTAGTCAAATTATCTGAAGAGATTAACCAATTAAACTCATCTATTGTTAATATAGCAAGTATCACAGATAGAACTATCGATACTACTGCTGAATTAAAGGATGCAATGATTGGTATACTTAACAGATTAAATGAAGTTGAGCTATCTATAGAGTCTAAAACAAAGACTCCTTTAGTGATGCCAGCAGAGGTTAAACCAGTTAGATATAAAAGAAGGTATCGTAAAAAACCTTCTACTAAATCTTATTTATTTAGATATATCAAACGTTGGATGAAAAATAATGCCCCTGCCTAGTAATTGTATTGAATGTGATAAGGTCGCTACTGTCTTAGATGGTAGCGTACCTTATTGTCCCAAATGCTATATGAAAGAGGTATTACATGTTAAGCGAAAATCAAATAAGAAGACTTCTAGCTCAGTGTACAAAAGTGCACGAAAAAGACCCTGAAAATTTAGAAAATAAAGGTTGGTGTCAAGCATTAAACCTTGTGTTGGAAGAAGATACTTATCCAATTAGAAATACCCCATTGGAGGAAAATGATTAAATCATTAAAAGAAAAAATAAGAAATACTGAAAAAATCATAGTTAATACTACTGATGTTAGATGGTACAAGACACAAAATAATCCCTGGAGACCATCCATTACAACTATACTAAGTACTGTATTGAATAAAGGGATTGCGTTTGAAACTTGGCTTGGAAACCAGCCTAGTTATAAAATAGCTTGTCAAGAAAGAGATGAAGCTGCCGAAAGAGGAACTGCCGTACACCAAGCGTGTGAAGATTACCTAAATGGTCATCCAATAAATGGAGCAGATTCTAAATATGGTGATGAATTTAACAAACGTATGATGTCTTTTGAAACTTGGGTTAGAAATATTAAACCTGAGATTGTTGCTTTAGAATACTCAATGTATCATCCAGATGTTGCTTTTTCTGGAACTTGTGATATAGTGGCTATGTTACCTAAAAAAGGTCTATCAATCATTGATATTAAAACAGGAAGTCCAAATGAGAGCCATATTCTACAGTTAACGGGATATAAACTACTTTGGGATACATTGTATCCAGAACATAAAATAAGAGGCTTATACGGCCTATATTTAAAAGGTTCTTGGATTTCAAAGGTCGAGCCCCAATTTAAAGAATATAAATATATCCCCGAGGTTTTAGAACATGTTGTTGGATTAAATAAGTGGATGTCTAAAGATTATCCAAAATCTAATCAAGGTGCTATAAAAACTCAATTCCAATTAGAATCTGTAAATGAAGAGGAGTTAGTATTATGAGCATGTCAAGAAAAGACTATGTTAAAATAGCAAAAGTTGTTAAAAAATATAAAACCTCTATGTTGCATTTTGAAACAGGAGATACAGAATATGTTGATTTCGTTAACGATTTATGTGTAATTTTCGAGGAAGATAATGACCGTTTTGACTCGGATATATTTAAAAAAGCTACAGATGTATTATGAACAATTTTGAAGCCGCATTAAATCGTATAAAAGAACTAGAAGAGGAGAACGCAGAGTTGGAAAGTAAATTAAAAGTTGCATTGTGAGGTTTGAAATCTACCTCAGTTGAGGGAAAGCAAGACAAACCAGTCGAGCCCGTTGACCATGCTCTTGAAATGAGAATGAAAAATATGGAAACTGAAAGTAAAGCAGCAATGCAACGATTTACTAAAAAACTTAGAGTTCAAGCTAGAAAACACAGGGAGCAAAGAAATGGCAAAGACAGCAAATAAAAAACCTACAATGAAAGAAACTGTTCAGGTTATTAATCAAATCATTCGTGAAGTGACTAATATTAAAGGGGATATTCAAACCATTACTGGTGTCCTTGATATGTATATTGATATGAATGGTGATACTGACAAGTTTAAAGACTTTGTAAATAAACAACTAAATGTTGAGGGAAATGATGACGTACGAAAAAATGAAGAGGGTAGTACGCTCGCAGTTGAAGGAGGTTCTGAAAACTAGAGACGCTGGCCAAAAAGAATACGCACATGACATAGATAATGTCTTTGCTAATTTTGAACGCTCATCTAGTTTACTTGACATCTCAAGAGAAAAATCGTTAATGGTTTTTCTACTTAAACATATTGATGGAATCTCTGCTTATGTCAAAGGACATAAGTCGCAACGAGAAGATGTAACGGGAAGAATCACGGACGCTATTGTTTATCTCTGCTTATTAAGAGGGATGATAGAAGATGGAAAAAATAGGTAAAAAAAGCACTTTGTATATACTATGTGAAGAATGTAATCAAATGATAGGGCCGTCAACTCCTGCTGTAGAAGTCGCTCATGGCTTTATAGGGGAAGATGGATTTTACATAGATGAAAGTGTTGTGGTTCATACCGATTGTGTTAATAGTAACACTCTCGCAAAAGTAATAGCAAAAATAGAAAAAAATTAACTCATAGTTAATAAATAATCAGAGAGGTAGGGTAAAACTTATCTTGCCTCTCTGTAGAGCTCTTTAGATTATTAATAATAACATACAGGAGCTATTCTTCATTATCGCCAAACATAGCGTATCCAAGTCCTAGCAATACTGCGGCAGGAGCTCCATATCTAGTTTTGCCGAAATGTCTTAAATATTTTCCATAACCAGACTTAGCTTGAAATAATTTCTTCCAAGCATTATTAGTAACTTTAGTTTTTAAAGATTGCCTATCGTCTAATAAAGTTTTAGAATCTTCTATTATTCCTTTATACATACCGCCAGGATTTAATAAGCCTTGTTGCACTTGTTTTAATCGTCCAGCTTGACCTCTTGGAGAAAGTGTTCCTTTAGGCCTTCCTGCTCCAGGTTTATTTGTACGACCTGTTTTTTTAGGTTCTTCTACTTCTACCTCTTCTTTTAATTCTGCTATTGAAAACTCTTTAGGGGGAACATAATTAACAACATTTTTTGTCCCTTTAGGTAATAATCTGCTAGCAGGAGTATCACGTAAATCGGTCGCTGTAAAGGTAATCTTATCAGGTTTTTTAGGGTCCCATATTCCAACAGCATTATAACCACCCCAATCAAAATTACTCTTTATTTTAGGGCTAAATTCAAAAACTATTTTACCACCAATATTTCTAGGATTAGCCCCACCTCTAGAATCAGCTATCATTGATAAGCCACTGTTAATGTCAAAAGGTTTTCCTAAAATCCTAGATGCATTAGCTTCATTTCTTAGAGTGTCAAGCATATAATAA